ATAGTTGATTTAAGAGCTAAAAAAATACAAGAAGAGCGTGAAGCTATTGCTGCAGCCAAGCGTAGGAAACGTGAAGAAGCAAAAGAATTTGAAGAAACCTTGAAACAGTTTGGTATGATTGCTGTTGTAGTAGGTGCAGCAATTAGTTTATTTGTATTTCTATTTACGGTAGTTTTATGATTCACGTATTTATGTTAGTTGTATTTTTTCAAGGAGCTGAATTAAAAAGTGCGGGTATGCACTTTTACGATATAGACCGATGTTTATATTTTGCTACGAGAATGAATAGACAAAGAGATTACCGAGCCACTTGTAAACCTGTATTAAGAGACCCTGCAAATACTAAAGTTTATAAGTAAGAGGAGACGATATGAGCACACGAATTAATACTTTACTAGTTGCTGCAGCTGTATTTGTAACTGTAGCTTTCATTGCTTTCAATGCTTTAGCTGATGATTTTTTAAATATGAGAGAATTTAGAGGCAATGTTTGTTACGACGGAGATACCTGCTATGTTATAGCCCCTACACTCCCAGAACCTCTTCAAAAAATGAGCGTTAGAATACTAGGTATTGATACTCCAGAAATGCGCGCTGAATGTGCGGAAGAAAAGAAACTAGCACTAAAAGGTAGAGAGTTTGCTAACAAGATGTTTAGAGCTGCTGAAAAAATTGAGTTTGCTAATTTAAAATGGGACAAGTATGGAGGACGCGTACTTGTTGATGTATTTTTAGATGGTAAGCTTTATAAAGATGAAATTATAAATGCTGGATTAGCTAGACCCTATGATGGCGGAACTAAAGAAAGTTGGTGTGATTAATGTGGGATATGATACAAAATATGGCAAGTGATCGTCTTTGGATTTATACAGGTATTGTTGGCTCACTATTTGGTGCTGCATTTTTATTTTGGTTTAAAGATACAAGAATGGCTATGTGGGCAGTAGGAAAATTCGATTTAACTCTTGAGTATTTAGCAATACGTTGGGGCTGGACCTGGTTACAGGATGATCCTAATGCTTGGCGTACAAAATACCCCAAGATTACCTCAAAGATAGACGAGTTAGAAGCTCGTATTAATCAATTAGAAAAATCGTCTACAAAACCAACAACTGATGTTGGAAATTATCAAGACGGATAATAGGAGAAAAACTATGGAAGAAATTAAAGGAATGTCAGACGCTGAAGCACGTAAATATCTTATGAAGCACGGGTATGGTTTATCTGAAATTGATGGGATCATGGCTGGGGAAGATATGTGTGCTAATCCTGGTGCACCAGCAGAAAAAGCTGTACCAGTTAAGGCAGCTCCAGCGCCTGTAACAAAAGCTGCACCTAAAGCTGCTGCTACAAAGGCAGCACCTAAAGCGAGTAAATAATGGCTGAAGATACTAAGTATCACCCAGCCGACTCAAACGGCGATGGCAGAGTTTCTGACGAAGAACATGCCATGTATTTAGAGTTTAAACGTAAAGAAATGGAAGATCAAGACGCACAGCGCGATGCCATGCGTAAAATGACTTGGTTTGCTCTAATGGGGATGCTACTTTATCCTTTTGCTATCTTAGGTACTTCTTTTTTAGGACTAGACAAAGCGGCTACAATTATAGGAGATATTGCTCCTACATATTTTGTTGCTATCGCAGCCTTAGTATCTGCATTCTTTGGCGCTGATGCACTAAAGAAAAAATAACTATCTGTTGCCTATCGGTTTGCGATGATATATGATATAGAAAATCAATGGAGAATCTATGGAATATTTCAACAAAACGCAAACCGATTGGCGACTCTCTCAGTGTTGTCAGTGGCACGATAAAACTCTAGCAAAAAGGTACAATTTTGGTACCACTACTAAGACTTATGCCCTCAAAGAAGGGGGTAAAGAAAAAGTACAACAAAAAGCTATAGCAAATACTAAAAAATTACTTGATATACTTACAACATACTTCCCTAATCAACCACATAACTTACGTGCGTTTAGAATTTCCAGTGAGCTATTTCCTTGCTACACTTTAGACTTTACACAACCGTGGTACAAAGAAATTTGGGAAGAACTATCAGAAATTCTCAAGCTTGCAGGTGCTGCGGCTAAAAAACACGGTATTCGTTTATCTACTCATCCTGCTCAATATACAGTGCTTGCGTCTAATAACCCAGATGTTGTAACTAAATCTATAGAAGATCTAGAGTATCACGCATTATACGGTTCAATGATGGGGTTACCTGCTCAAGATTTTTCAATGAATATTCACCTACAAGGACTCTATGGAGGAAAACACGAAGATGGTATTAAACGCTTTGCCACACACTTCCCCTACCTATCCGACTATGCCCAAGGATGCTTATCCGTCGAGAACGAGGATAAACCCAATGGATATGACATCCACCACACACTTGAACTTGCCCAACGGATCCCTATCCGCTGCACCCTCGACACACACCACTATGCCTGCCATAGAATGGTTGAGACTGAGAGAGTTAAAATTGGCGAGAAAACGGTCAATAGGAAAGTTCGAGACGTGGATCACATCACGCACACAAGTGACTACTTCGTGGAAGCTGTCAAGTCATGGCGAGGAGTACGCCCGTTGTTCCACAAATCACAATCTTTCCACCCCGACAATTCAGCTTACTGGATGAAACCAAATGCACACTCAGAAACTTATTGGGATGAAGACCTAATGGCGAATCACGTGCCTATGCTTGAATATGCTGATTTTGATATTGAAGCAAAACATAAAGAAGTTGCTGTACAAGGTTTTTACGACTTCATCAAACAAGAAGAAGATTTCAGTGGAGAGTCTGTAGTAACAAAAAGAATATGAAAAATATAGTCTACTACCATAACACTATTAAAGAAAAAATCTCTTTACCTTTTATATGGAAAAAAGGTAGACCAAAAAAATTTTTCTTTTTTGGAGATAGTTATACTGCGTTGTATAACTATAAGGATTCTAGCTGGACTTCAAAAGTATGTGACTACTTTAATGCAACTGCTTATAATTGGGGTATTCCAGGAGCATCTGAACAATCAATATTTTATACCTTTGCAAAAAATATTGATGAACAAAGAGACTTTACTTTTATTTTTCACACCCACCCCCGTAGAGTTGATAAATTTTTTAATTTATACGGTTTACCTATGAATTTAAGTTTTTATAAAAAATGGGATGAAATGATAATATCTCCATGTATCCATCTTTATTGGAGTGATTTTAATTACAAATTTCAACATGGAAAAACTTTATTTTGTACTCCTTTGGATAATGAAGGTAGGTTGCATCACATGTCTGAAAAAGACAATATTTTATTTGCTGATAAAGTAATTGATAACATAAAAACCATGGTTGATAGCAAAACATAATAATTTTGTTTTGACACATTATATGAATAACGTATAATGAGGGTATATCTATACCCTCTTTTTTATGGAGAAATTATGGCAGTAAGAAAATTTAAAAAATCCTCAAACGGGACAAAAATGTGGGAGTCTATGAGTTCTTCAGTAAAACGTCGCCCTCGTCAAGAGTGGTGTGCTTTCTACACACCTATGGGTAGAATGGTATCTAAGCCTGCAGGCAAACGTCCTCGCAACATGCATCCCGAAGACTGGTGTGCAGACAAAACACCCTTTAGAGGTAAGGTGATAAGGAGTTATTGATGGCACCAAAAAAGAAAAAAGGCGCAAAGCCTACTAATCCAAAACTATATTCAAGAGTTAAGGCAGAAGCTAAAAGAAAATTTGCTGTTTACCCATCGGCGTATGCTAATGGCTGGTTAGTAAGAACGTATAAGCAAAGAGGTGGTGGGTACAGATAATGGCTAAACCTAGAGGCGGTCTTACCGCATGGTTCGGTAAAGGCAAAAAAGGTGATTGGGTAAATATTGGCGCACCAAAAAAGAATGGTAAGTGGCAAGCTTGTGGTAGAAAGTCTGCTGGTGATGGCGGTAAATACCCTAAGTGTGTTCCCCGCTCCAAAGCAAATAGTATGACTGCTGCACAAATTCGTAGCGCCGTACAGCGTAAACGAGCTGCAGGCAATCCAGGCGGTAAACCTACAAACGTGAAAACAATTGTAAATAAGAAGAAAAAGTAATGGCACCGCGTATTCCTAGGAAAAAAGGACAGAGAGCAAACTCTAAAAAACATTCCGACTTATATACAGATGAGAACCCTAAAGGTACTATTAAGAAATTAGGATTCAAAAATGTAGCAACAGCACAAGCTAGTGTTCGCAAAATAAAAGCTTCTAGTAGAAGTCATGCTCATAAAACACAAGCTGCGATAGCCATGGAACAGAGAGCGCGTGTCATGGGTAAATCAGGGGCTGCAGCTGTTTATAGAAAATTTATCAATGCTCAGAAAAAAATTACAGCAAAGAAGAGAAAAAATGCATAATGATAAAACTATTAAAAAAGTAGTAAAAGCTTTAGAAGGAGCCTCAAAAGCTCATGCAGGACAAGCTAAAATGTTACGTAAAGTTTTAGCTTCACCTATACCAAAGACTAAAAAGAAATAGTGGCTGTAAAAAATAACTTTCCAGAATATAGTAATGAATGGGTCTATGTTCCCGAAAAAGAAATAAAATTAAAAGAACAAATTATATGTAGCGTAGACGATACACATTTAATTAATGTTCTTAAGATTTATACTAATAATTTATACTTTGGAGTTATGTTTACTTCTGTAGAACCTTCAGGTACTTTAATTAATATGTTTAGATGTAAAGATAAAGGATTCCCTGAAAATCTAGTTGACAACAAAGAGGGTTTTATTAACTTATACACTTCTAATCATGGAGCTGGTACTTTGTATATTGCTAAAAGATCAGAGTTTAAATCTATTAAACCTGACTTTTTACAAGAATATCAAGTTGAATTTATACTTAATCCTGATGGTACTTATTTTGCAACAACAGGTGTAATTAATAACACGGCTCCGTTTAGAGGTTTATACGGTTCTAGTACTAAAGAGGAGTATGAACGAAGAAAAAAAACTCTTGGTATTAGCATCTTTAATAGGTTTCCAACGGAAGAAGAAGTTCAAACTCATATAATTGATAAGCAATTTAATGCTTTATCAGCAAATTTTATAACAAGAGTTAATACTGCATACTCAAATGTTAAGGTATTTCATAGATCTGAAATAACACAGTAGTACGAAAAAGATAGCCAATAAAACTCGTTCGTACAAGAAAGGAGTTGGTGGATGAATTGGATTACAGATAGAATCAAAGAACGTTCCACACACAACGGAGTAATAGCAGCAGCAGTCGCTATTGCAGTTATCTGGGGTGGAATGGCTCTGTTAGACATCGTTGTCTGGGCCGGCCTCGTATGGGGTGTCTGGAACATTATTAATAAAGACAACTAGAAAGTTAGAGATAATTTAATTGAAAATTATTAAAATAATGCTAACTATGGCTTCGCTTTTTATAAGCGGAGCCGCTTTAGCGCAAACAACAAGCAATGTTATTACTGATTCGACATCAAACTCGAAGGTGGATAGTGATGCCAATTCTCGCACTATAGTAATTTCCCCACCACCTTCTGCTATTACCCCATCTGTAAATTCATCATCATCTGACTTATGTACTGTTGGAGTTGCAGGGGCTGTACAAACTCAAATTCTTGGTATCTCCAGCGGTGAGACTGTAAGAGATCCAAACTGTGAACGACTTAAAATATCCAAAACACTTTATGATATGGGCATGAAAGTTGCAGCTGTATCTGTTCTTTGTCAGGATCGCGAGATAGGTGACAAAGCAACTGCGCAGTGGGAAAAACCAGAAAATGCTGGTAGAATCCCGACTATAGAAGAAATGGAGACAAAAGGTGATGTTCAAAAACGCAACGGCGCCATTGCTGCTGGCGGCATTTCTCTCGCTCTTTTACTGCTCCTACTCTAACGCACAAACAGTATACACCAAAGACCAACTAGACCCTAGTGCCCAAAACTGGTCTGGACAATACGGCACTGGTTACTGGCAAGGACAAGGTGGCCCTGACCCAAACAGAATTCCAGACGACACTGGATTTGTTTGGAGTAGTGGTTCAAACGTCATCAGTACAACAATCGCAATAAATCAAGCATTAAAGAACGCAAGGGTTCAAGTTAACGGCTTCACATACAAATGGAAAGTCAAGAATGGTAATGGCAATCTGTTTGGAAACCAGCCAGGAACAGATGATTTTATCATAACAGTGGACGTTTATGATTCCAATGGTAATATATACAGCACATATCAGTATGATTATAGTTATCAACATGACTGGACAACACACACTGGTTCTGAAACATTCGTAGACCCATTTTTACCACCATCATATTTTTCAGATATTATCGTATCTGCACAGGGTAGTGATAGTGCTGGTTGGGCAGGACACTATGGGCCAGAGTTTAACGTGACAGACAGTGAACTTGATTTAACATTCTCAACAAACCCATGTTATAATAATCCCCTGTATGACCCACAGTGTCAAGGCTACGCTAATGCGTTGTTTAATCAACAGTGTACTGCTAATCCACTTTATGATCCATCGTGTTCTGGCTATGTAACTACACAATGCGCTGCTAACCCCCTTTATAGTACTTCGTGTCCGGGATATACCCAAGCATTTTTTTCTCAACAGTGTACTAGTAATCCTAAATCTAACCCTTCGTGTCCGGATTATTATATAGCCATGTGTACTGACGATCCTCTATTTGACCCTGGTTGTATAGGTTATGATACAGCTTATTTTAATCAGCAATGCTCATTAGACCCTCAATATAGTCAAACTTGTCCTGGATATGTAGATCTTTCGGGTAATGATGGGGATTTTGCAGTTCTTGACCCTATAGTAGATGATGTTGTAAATTACGACAGCGATATAGGTACTGAGCTTGCTATAACTGCAATTGTAGCTCCTGCGGTAATTGCTGAAAATACAATAGTCAATTCAGATGATGTTGAACGGTCTACCGGATTTCAAACCATAGAAGATGATATTGAGACAGAGATTTCTGACTTACAGTCTATGGATGGTGAAACAATTTTAGAAGAGGACATCGAAGCTGAGATTGCTAAGTTAGAAAACGAATCTGGCACATCAAGCACAGAAGACGGAGAGTCACTAACTGGCAAAGCTAATATGGATGATAATATTGAAAAAGAATTAGCAGAACTAGAGAATGCTAAACCTAAATACGTTGAAAAAATACCAGGGAAGGCAATGCCTAAAGTTGATCCTGCTGATTCAAAAAGAAATAAACTTAGATTACTTATTGCTATGAAAGCAATAGAGGCGGTTAAAGAATTAGAAGCAGCTGTGACTTTAGAACAACAAATGAATATTCAACGTAGGTTACTAGCACTTATAAGTTTTGTACCGGATTTTAACAACTATAGCAAAGAAGAGAACATAGACTTAGCAAACTTTTATCCACCAAAACCCACTGTAGATCACGCATTTGCTAGATGGTTTTTAAACGATCCTAACTTCAAAACAATGGAAGATTTACAATATACAGGATTAAAATAATGTTGTGGGTTATTGTGATAATTTTCACTTCATTTTTTATGTTTATTGTTTTTGTAGGTGCGTGGATGTATGAATCTATTGATTATATTAAAGAACCAAAAGAAACAAAATTAGAAAAAAAAGTTATAGAACTTAAGGAGAGATATAAATGGCTGAAATCGAGTATGGGGGAATCAAAATTGGTGGATCGAAATTACTTTTAATATTACCATTAATCGGAACATTAGGAGGAGTGTTATGGGGAGGTTTTGAGTTTTATAAAGACTACATGAATATGCGAGATAAAATAGAATCATATCAAGCTCCTGATTTAGAGGGAATACGTACTTCTCAAGCTGTTATGAAAGAACACCAATCAACTGTCGAAGCTCACATGGCATTTGTAGAGAAAGAATTAAAACTTTTTAAGGATGAGTTTAAAAACGTAAGAAATAATCTTCAAGACACTACTGACTATTTAAGAGATACTAAACATGATCTTAAAGATGAGCTTGTAAGAGCTGAAAAGATTATGGATAAAATTGATAATGATATTACAGTAGTTGAGGACAAAGCAGAAGCTCTTATGGATAGGATGAAATCTTCAACCCGTGTCATGATTGATGACGCTAATAACAGATTTAATGATAAGATTGATGGTATGGAAGGATACGTTAAACGAGAGTTGACTAACCTAGAAAGTGAATTAAATAATAAGTTAACAAAAGCATTGGACAATCCTCTAGCAAATAGATAAAATTTGGTATGGCTGAAAAACGTAAAAAACCAAAAATTAATTATTCTGCACTACTACGTAAACATAAATCTGGACGCTCAATCGGATCTACTAACCGAGCCAGACTTGTAGCACGAGGCCTCATCCCTAGAAAGTCTGGATCACACAAGGGAAAGAAAATAGATCTTGGAAAAAGAGGAAAATCTTAAAGTTCAATCTCCAGAGTCAGCTGATGATCAATATGTATACTATATTGATAAATCACTGCCTTTAAGTGAACAAGTTATATCAAAAGAAGACAACAATTATCTTCTCAATGTAAGAAAAATTTATACTAATAACACATACTATGGTGTTTGTTTTACAACCTTTGATTCAACACGAGGCATACAACACCAGTTCAAGTGTAAAGATAGGCCTATAGGAGATCTTTCTGTTGTTGAGGATAAAAATAAATTTTTATCTAAATATGCTTTAAAAGACGAGATTGGCGAAAATAATATTTTGTCTAAATCAGTTACACAGAAAGAAATCTTTTTTGGTCTTCCTTACAGAGTTTTTTATTTTTATGATGATTTTGACGGTAAATACTTTTATACACAATATCTTCTTGAAGATGGTAGAATTCTAAGAGGTTTATACGGGGCAAAAAACGAAAAACATCTTCAAAAAATGCTCATAGTGTTTAACGGATTCGCTACTTTAGGACCCCCTACAAAACAAGAAGTTATTAATTACTATGAAGATAAAATGACTAGTTACGCTAATAATCAAATATCTGTTAGCACTGACTATAGCGAAATTATAATTGAACACACTACTCAATATGAACAAGAGTGGAGTGATATTAAAAGGAGAAAAAATGGGAAAGAAAAATCCAGCAATGAACGGAAGTAAAATGAAGGGTCAGCGAAAAACTGACGGCTTAACACCTGCACAAAAGAAACTTCCACCAGCACTTCAAGCTGCTATTCTTAAAAAAATGAAATCTAAATAATTTAAGGAGTTCCCCTATGGACTTTATGAAAGCAGCACACATGGCTGGCTTTGCCAGCTTGGTGTATCTAGATAGAGATAAAATAGAATTACAAGTAAAAGCTTTAGGATTTAATGAGTTTGCTTGGTTTGATACCGACGGCACTCAAGCATTTGCTTGTAGAAAAAGTAATGCCAATAATATTTTCATTGTATTTAGAGGAACAGAGCCTAATAAAATGAAAGATATATTAGCTGATGTCAAAGCTTGGAGAAAACCTGCACGAGAAAAAGGTTTAATCCATTTTGGGTTTGCACAAGCTTTGGATAAAGTCTATGATAATATTGTTCAGTGGTTATCTGAACAAAAACTTGACGGTGAACGCCATATTACGTGTACGGGTCACTCACTCGGAGCTGCATTAGCTACTATCATGGCAAGTCGGTTAGACGCCAACGAACTTTACACTTTTGGTTCCCCCCGTGTAGGTAATCGCGCTTTCGTCAAAGAAATGAATAAAGATGGAATTAAACATTATCGTTTTGTTAATAACAATGATATTGTTACTAAAGTTCCGTTTCCAATAAGATTTGTCCATCATGGTGAATTAATTTATATAAATCATCATGGAAATATTAGAAAAATGTCTCCTTGGCAAAGATTAAAAGACCAATGGAGAGGACGCATGCGTGCTCTGGCTAAAGGACAACCATTTGATGGTATTTTTGATCACTCAATGGATTTTTATTATCAAAAAGTACAAAATGTCTTTATACAGAGCCAGAAGTAAATGTCCTATCTGTTCACAAGAAGAAGAAGTTTGGTTCCAAAACGGTAAAATCGAACCTCTTGATATTGTAGAATGTCCTAAATGCTCACAACTGTATGAGCCTCAAAATTTTATATCTACGTTTCTTGATCTAAGACAAAATTCAACTATATCTTCCAATTATGCTGTAATGACATCTACTCTGTAGTTGCTTAGTGCTTTAAAATAAACTATATTAAAGTATATTTTAAACAAGGAGGCAATTATGGCTAAAAAACGTCAACGTAAACAGCAAACATCTAAAGGCAATACTCACCAGAATCCAAATCGTTTTGGAAACCGAATTCGTAAATCTATGCTCATTGACTATAGAGGGTCAGACTTAGAAAGTGCGAATAAGGTTAATGCTTGGCGCGCTGGTAAAAATGTTATGCTTACTGTCCAAAATCCCGATAAAAAGAATACTAAAGAACGTATGATTCGTGTACCCGCAGTTGATGTCTGGGGCTTTCCTCGTCAAGCAAATTTGCGTATGCGATAATGACTGAATTTAGTGACGGAATATTTAACGTAATTAAGCATAGTAGTGCTGCTCTTGCTGTTATATATACTCTAGGTCATATATTTATTGCAATGACTGTTGTAAGCATTATGACAGGTGCAAGTATATGGGAAGCAGGAGCAGTTGCGCTTGTAGAACCCGCAATCAATGGGGGTTGGTTTTATATACTTCATAAAACCTGGAGTAACTTTAAATGATACAGTTACTGTGGGCGGTCTATTTAAAAGTTTGTTTAGGTTCTTCTTGTATAGCACAAGAAGTCCAAAGATTTGACCCCCCACAAGCAGAGGTTAAATGCTTTGAAATGTTAGAAGCTTACACCAAAGTCCCTGCTGACGGACAGTGGGATTCCATAGAGTGGGTTTGTAAGCCACTACATAGTGAGGGGGTATAATGCCTGAAGGCCCAGAATGTACTCGCACAGCTAGACAACTTGATAGGGCTGTACGAGGTAAAAATTTAATCAATATTAATTTTATCTCTGGTAGGTATACTAAAAATTTACCTACAGGATTTGGCAACTTTTATTGCGACTTAGAAGATGATGGCCCTTTTCCTGTCAAAGCCGTTCACAACAAGGGTAAATTTATATATTGGGAACTTGGTGATTTGCTTCCAATATATTATATTTATACTACTCTTGGCATGACTGGTAATTTTAAACTCCAGCCATCCAAACACACAAGGATGGCTTTTTACTTTGATGATGAC